AATCATAGAACATGAGAACTGCATCCTTATGCTTCTTCATATAAGCACCTGCCATCAGAAGGGCGAATGATGTTTTGAAGTGCTTACTTGGACCAGCTAACACCGTTAGTCCTGAGGAGATACCACCTTTAGTGGAACCAGAGAGTGCGACGTTGATCATCGGCACTGATGTTTGAGTCATTTCCTTTTCGGAAAAGAACTTCGATTCTGATAGGATATCGGCGCCAGCTGTCCGGCTTGATTTTTTTAGTTTTTCTAGTAGTGACATATATATTTCTTTAATTGAGTGTAGCTATATTATACCATATTAATGGTCATTTGTACACCCTTAAATGAATGATTCAAGTGTTTGAGGCACATCTTCGTATTGTACGGTAGATGTTTTATTGTCGAAAACGGCAAATTCTGCCTGTTTTGTATCTAATTTCCCATCTAACCAATCAAGAATGTTCTGTGCCATGTCTTCTGCGGTTGTTACTGGGACGTTTTGACAAATCATGTTTAAGTTTTTTCTACCGCCTTTTAACTGAAAGTCGGATGGCAATTTCATGATAGCCATACACTCACGAATAGTAAGATAACGGTCTTCGTCGGGGTGTGTTAGACACGTAGGCATGTGACCTACAAATGCACCGATATAATCCTTAGGAATTTCGGTAGTCTTTCTCATGATATTACCACCTGATTTGAGTTTCTTATGGATCTCTAAACAACGTTTAGCTTGTTTGTCAAACCCGTTTAGTGCCATCCATTCAGAAACTTCGTCATATTCAATACCACGGTTTTCCAAATAGTCTAAAGGATTCGTGGTTTTCTCAATTTTGTTTTGAAACTCTTTGTGTGTAATACCACCTTCGAGCTCTTCAAGTACATACTTATAGAATGGATTATCAGTAGGTTTGTTCTTGTTTGTAAGCTCATTCATTGGATCATCTTCACTTACAAACGCGTTTCGAATAGTGTCTTCGATTCTTTCGTGAGGACGGCGGTAAAAATTCATGTGAGGTATTTCATCACCTTTCCAAAAGAAGTAAAAGGAACGATCACGCGTTTGGCTTAAACCGTGAAGTTTAGATTTAGTCTTATAGAGAGACATCTTATAACCGTTTTCCGCTGCGACCTTTCTTAGTTCTTTGACGATTGGTTCCCCCATCTTTGATGCTAAGCGTGGTGCGTTTTCACCCCAAAAGACTTTTGGCTTTACATTGCCTAAAACGTATTTTGCAGATTCGACCATCCAATCATTTGCCTTATTGTCAGATGAAGATGATGGGCTTAGGGAAGACAAACCTGCGCAAGGACAAACCGCATTCACTACATCAACATAATCTGTTCTACCAGTACCTTCATCGATGACGTGGTATGGTACTTCGTGTTTATAGTGTTCTAATATTTGCGAATCATTAGCCGCGAATGGCGTGTATGATAAGATGTACTCAGGTCTTTTTCCAAAGACGTTTTCCATTGCGATTGTTTCACCACCGATAAGTGGTACGATTGATGCGTAGCTATATGACATTTTTTATGTTCTCCATGATTTCTTTAAAGGTGTATGATGCGTCCTGGTGTAGTTTATAAAACTCAAATGCATCATTGCGCATTTTATCTCGTTTCTTAGGATCATCAAGTTCTAACATCTGATTTAGTGTTTCGTCGAAGTTGTGTTCATCAAACCAAATTGTTCCGCTGTTTTCACAGTCCGTAAACTTTTTGCCATAGTGACGGTGAGTACAAGCATCTCCATACTTTTTATTAAAAACCGGAATCGTACCAGTACAAACAACTTCACAGTGGGTGTATTCAACAGAGCGCTGAATAAAGTGAGGCTTCATTCTAGATAGTTGATAACCAAAGGCGACTTTTGACATTCTTTCAAGCATGTCTTCTTGGATGTATGGACCAAAAACTTGTACGTTCTCGCCATACGCACCGCTTAAATCGTAGGTGTTAGGGTCTTCAGCCAATAGGCCATCAAACTCAGATAGTTCTCTAAAACCTAGATATGCAGGAGAGCGCTCAATACCTTCAAAAGTAGTTAGCATATCGTTCTGCTTTAAGTAATTGTTGTGGAAAGCAAACATTTCTTTGTAACCTTTCCACGACGTAGTTCTACCGATCCACTTATGGTGCAGTGCGTCCTCAGGGGCGCTATCTTTCCAATATCTTTCTTTTACTTCGTCAAAGAACATGCCTGGTTGAAACGCAACAATAGGAGTACCTTCTTCTTCGCCGAAGAGTGTGACCTGAGATCCTACCTTTTCACCAGCGTACTTCGCGAAGTCGTTAGTAGTAGAATGTACAAAAATAATGTTGGCTCTTTCGATGGCTTCATCCAATGCACCATTGCGGCGGATGGATTGCATGGCGTGGTCGTGTTGAATAAGAGCCACTGGCACTTTGATTTCGCTTAGCATTCGCTTAAAGTTTTCAATAGCTGCTTCCTTTAAACTCATTGCAGGTAAAGAATTGATGATAGCGATATCAGCTTTATTGATATTCTTAATCATATCATCAACTTCTTCGTCTTTTGCAAACTTGAGTTGGTGTATATTATCGGTTTTGTGCGCGTTTTTACGTGTCCAAGATTTATCTTTTGACGCGAATACGCTATAGTCATATCCATTGCGATCGTAATACTTACACTGTTCGATGGTAAATTTTGTTACGCCGCAACCTTCGATTCCACGGCCCATTATGATTGCTATTTTTTTCATAAATTTATTTATCAGTTTGTTAGGTAAGTGATTTTTATGCCGGCCTCTTCAAGAAAGTCCATCCCCTTACTACACGAATCATTCCAGCGAATGTTGTTCGATTCACTCATAACGACTTCCTTAATGCCAACCTGAATAATGGCCTTAGAACATTCGTGGCAGCAGGGAAGACCGTGGACATACAGCGTTGCACCATTAAGTGAAACACCACTATGCGCGCAATTGTAGATAGCATTCATTTCTGCATGAACAATTCGATCATACTTAGAATTACGGTCGTTATAGAGTTCTTCATCGTCATCCATGCCTCGAGGGAAGCCATTGTAGCCTTGAGAGAGGACTTGCCCTGATTGACCAATAACTACTGCACCACACTGGGTTGAAGGATCTTTTGACCATTGCGCAATATTGCGAGCTAAATCAAGATAGCGTTTATTCCACTTATTTGTCATTAAGAGTAATTTTGCGATTGAGGAAATCACGGTCGACGCTTTGACCTTCGATACCATTGCGCATATATGCAACAAGGAATGAAGAGTAGTTAATAAGATCTCTACCCGAATCTTCTACAGATTCAAAGTTAGGTTCGTAGTCTTTATCATTCTCCATTGCTTCGAGCACTGATTGCATACGCAACACTTTTGCATGGATGATATCGAGGATTGATGCTACTCCGCGCGGATAGTAATCAGCCTGTTTAATACGGCTATTAGGATTTTGATAGTCGTTAGACTTTTTGATTTGTAGTTCTGCACATTCTTGCAAAATTTTGATTGATTCTTTTTCTGGCTTCATACTTATATTATACTATAGTTTGTTAGTTTTGTACAACAAATTGTGTACCGTTCCATTCATACACTCCATTCAATTCGTAATCGGCTGTTTGTTTATCGCCGATAAAAATGTAGAGAATGTCTGGATACTTTTTCCACGTTATCTGTTTTGCCTCGTTCGCTCTCTTTAAAACGTATGGGACATAGTAATCTCCTTCAGTCGCTTTAACTTCTACGTAATTTCCATTAGTATCAATTACATCCTTGTAAGGACGGTCGTCATCGGTGAACCCACACTTATCAATAAGGTACACCTCAGGTGCATGACCATACAGCGTAGTCTGAAGTATATCAACGTATTGACGTGATCTGCGGGTACTATCCTTAGAGTATATTTGCGAAGCTTCTTCTTTAGCTCGTCGAATATAATGATCTTGGTCTAAGTCAGCTGCGTTAAATTTCATCTTAGTCATAAAACTTACTTACTTGGTGGGACCAATCACGGTTTGCGCTAGCATATCGATCGAACTGTTGATCATCGACACGATTTTCCTTTTTACTCTCGTCGTCGATATACTTAAAGTGGCGTTCGTACACGTGTAGAGAACCAACATTCCAATGTATCTTACCTGTCCCAATCTTTAAGTCTTTAGCGAGTTGCTGAAGAACGTGTGCCTGCCAAGCGTAATCATTGCGATAACCAAATACAACATCGTTAGATCGCATTTGAACAACGGCGTGGAGCTCTTCATTCCGAATAAGATACTGCACTGCGTTAGTACAAATAAAGTCTGACATACCATTGAGGTTATACTCAAGATGCATCGTTGGACGAGTGTAAATCATTACCGCACGCCGTGAATTTTGATCCAACGAAAGTTGTTCGCGGACACGCTTGTACTGATGGTGGTTATACGCACTATGCACGAGGTGGCCATAATTCGAATGAATACTACCAACGTCGCTTGAGATCATTTTCCAAATCGCAGGAGTTGGTACTAGATCATTTACGGAAAGAGACTGAGATTCATACCACTGAATCTCGCGGTTGATATACTCTTGATTTGGTGTGCCGAAGATAGCCACTTCATCTGCGACAAACGAAGCATTGATGATCTCAATTGTTTTTACACCTGTCTTATCCGTGACAAACTCGTTGTCTTTGAATTTTTGTACGAATACTTTGCGTACATCACTAACTGTATTTTCCATAGTATATATTATACCACACTTAGGCGGTATTGTACACTATAAAATATACTAAACTAGTTTAAGGATAAGTCGTGTAAGATGATAGATCGCCAACTGTGACGGTGTGTCCTGTAAGGTCGCCTTGAAGTGTGTCGAGTGTGACGATTAAGTCTGGCATAGTGCTATTGGGTTAAAGTTCTTATAACTCTATTCATACATGACATGGTCTGCACTCTTACAGTATTTATCACGCCTTTATTAGAGATGGCTTAGTTGAAAGAATTTTTTAAAAAGTGGGCCCGGTCGGATTTGAACCGACGGCCAAAGAATTATGAGTTCTCTGCTCTTACCGCTGAGCTACAGGCCCTTCTATTGAAAATGGTACCGAAGATCGGACTTGAACCGATAAGACTTTACAGTCGCAACATTTTAAGTGTTGTGCGTTTACCAATTTCGCCACGTCGGCTTATTAAAGTTATCAGCAGCTACGTGATAGCCTACACCACGCACTGCTGGATTCGTTAGCGTGCTTTCTTCACGATACCGATTTGATCGATCTATTATAGAGCGGTATAGTCTCTACTTTTACTCCTAGCATTGTGCTTCATCAAGGCTACACTGATGAGTGGCATTAGGGATCAAGGTTAAAGAAACGTCCCAGCAGTGATCAAATCTGCTGCTCTCTGTTGCTCCTCGCAAGGTCTTTCAGATGAGTAACCATCACTTGAATATCTCAGTGGTGATTGATATAGGACAATGTGGTACTCCGACTGGGACTCGAACCCAGATCTAAACATTAGAAGTGTCTTGTTCTATCCCTTGAACTATCAGAGCTTTAAATTAATGTCCTTTACGTAGAAGCGTGTAACTTGGAATGATAGGTGCGTTTTCTCCATTGAAGAAGTCTTTAAGCCATTCCTGTCTGTATTCTTCATCAAGACGGTCGAATACTCGATCTGCGATTGGACTAAAAAGAGTAACTTCAACTGTCACTTCTTCTGTTTCTTTATTGGTGTCTACATTGATAGAACGATCGCGTGTGGTATATTCATCGCGAGTATAGGTGAACGTTTTAATTTGTGTGTGTTTTACGGTTTGCATATATTTTGAGTTGTTAATAGAGTGGTACACCCTCTGGGACTTGAACCCAGAACCAATTCATTAAAAGTGAACTGCTCTGAACCAATTGAGCTAAGGGTGCATTGAAATGGCTGCGAAGGTAGGGATCGAACCTACGACAA